ACAGTATTATCTGTATCATCAGGCATTAATGAATAAGGTATCCAATCAAACTCTGGATGGTTAATCTCTAGTTCAAATGCAGTATTCTCTGCGTTTAATGATTGTGCGTTACGCACTTCTGTTATTGTTACTGTTGGCATTAACGCCTCCTATTATTAAGATATTCTGACCCAGATGGTAGAGTTGAGCCATATTTCATTAGAATTAGAGCTACCGTTATAAGCCCCTGTGTCACCCATACACCGCCAAGTTCCACTTACAGAAGTGCTTCCATATCCGAAATTATTATATATCCCATTGTGGAAGGTGTTAGCAACTCGCAGATTGCTACCAGCAAGAGTATCGCCAAAATTATTTGTAGTACTCGATGGTCGCCAAAGTAGAGCATAAGTACCAACAGCACCTGCAGTTGTACTACCGCCAACACCTGTTAGGTTAGAGCCATCGCCGTAAAATCCATTAGATGCTGTAACACTACCAGCGACACTTAATCCTGACGGACTCCAAGTATTGGTTACATAGTTACCATCACTTTTAATTATTCGTAGATTTAAAACTTTATTAGTAGTGCTGGTTGTATTAGGACCAACGTGCCAATAGACATTAGTACCATCGTGAGTATTTATATACCCATGACCCATAAGTGCAGTGCTACTACCTGTTAAATTAGCACCATTAATGTTGAGAACACCTGTGTTATTTGTAATATGACTATTACTACCGTCATGGTAAATTGCTAAATCATTACCGCTCCCCAAGATAATTCTTTGGTTGTCTGCAAACTTTGCATAGCCGCCAAAGATAGCTGTACCAGCATCAGACATATCAAGAGTGAGGGCTGTTATGTTAGAACCGTCATCATTACCTTTAAAAAGTATGTCTTGGTTTGTAGTAGTGTTTACAATATTAAAATGAGAACCATCATTATAAATAGAAGTATCATCACCATCTCCTAAACGTAAAACTCTTCCGTCATTTAAACTAATGTCGTTATTAAAGTTAGCACGACCACCACTAGACATATCAAGGGTGAGGGCTGTGACTACTGTGCCGTTATCAAGTCCCTTAAGTTGTATGTCTTTATCGTTTACTAAAGAATGGATTACAAAATTGCTAGAGTCATTTCCAACTCTACCATATTCAAGCCCACCATCTCTAAAAACTATTAAACTACCATTTGCATCAAGAAACATGTTTCCTGAAGTATCCAGTGTTAGGTCGCCCAATAAAGATAGTAAAGAAACTTTATTAGCGTCAGTTGTTATTGAACCAACATGATTAGAACCATTTCTAAATTTCATCATATTACGACCTGTTCCAGCCGTTCGTCTAATTTGTATTTCTCCGTCTGCGCCTATGTAAGCTGTATTATCACCAGCACCAAGAGACGTCGATGGGTTAGCTCCTATTACAACGTTACCTGATGAGTCAATGCGCATACGTTCTGTACCGCTTGTATCAAAAGTATAACTAGCACCTTCAAACTGCATTTCAGCCCATGACGCAGTTCTGTCAAAAGCTCTAATAACAGAATCTGTACCTTGTATTTCTATTCTTCTACCTGCACCACCCACTGCAAACTGAGCAACTGGGTTTGTAGTGCCAATACCAACGTTGCCTGATGAGTCTATGCGCATTGTCTCCCCCGACCCACCAACATTTGTAAAAACAAGAGGTGCGGCAGAAGATGATGAGGTAGCAGTTCCACTTTGAATATAATTTATGCCGCCTGTGCTAACAAGCCGCATGGCAGAGTTACTGCTGGAAATATACTGCTCACCAGCGGTTGAGTTATAAACGTGCAAACCCCCACTAGGCGAACTCGTCCCAATACCAAGATTGCCTGTCATTGTATCACCAGCAACATTTACATAACGTGCATCTGATGCAGTTCTTGTGTAATGATCTGCAAGAGCAAATGTACCATAAGCTACAATATCAACTACATCATTTACTGATGCACCTGATGCTAATGTAATGCTTGTACCATTTGTAGCTGTGAAGTCTGTGCCAACCAATAGTTTAACACCATTGAGATACACATCAATATAGCCAGTATCATATGTAGCGGAGAATACTGTTTGACCTGCTGTAGCTGTATATGTGGTACGTTCTGATGTACCATTAACCGCAGAACCTGCTGACTGCCAACCACCAGAACCGTATACGTTCATGATGTTAGTTGTACTGTTAAAGTATAATGCACCTGTGATAAGAGCATCACCATCATTGTCTACTGTAGGAGCAGATGATTTAGCACCTAAGTATCTATCATCAAAGTTGTCATAAGAAGCTGCCGCATTAGTAGCACTTGTAGCCGCAGATGTTGCAGAGTTACTTGCTGCAGTAGCTGATGAAGCCGCATTGGTTTCACTTGTAGCTGCATTCGTAGCTGAAGTAGCGGCAACAGTAGCTGAACCTAAAATACCATCTACATAAGTCTTTGTAGTAGCATCTGTGTTAGCAGTTGGCGTACCAAGACCAGTGATCTTATTGTTACCCATAGCTAATGCACCAGACATCGTATCGCCTGTCTTAGCTACCCGTGTATCTCTTTGTGCATCTGTATATGCTTTAGTTGCTACATCTTGTGCTGATGTAGGATCACCTGCACCTGTAATCTTGTTAGTACTCATTGCGATAGCACCTGTCATCGTGCCACCAGCTTTTGGTAGTTTAGTCGCAATGGAGTTAGTTACTGTAGTGCTGAAGTCATCATCATCATTAAGAGCATCAGCTAGTTCACCTAGTGTATCTAGCCCTACACCTGCATCACCAATCAACGTAGATATTTCATCATCTACATACTTCTTAGTTGCGGCATCAAGATCATTAGTTGGTGCAGTAAGGTTTTGAATAGTAGCTGATGTACCAGCGTTCATATTTAACGTACCATCAATAGTTACGTTAGTGAATGTAGATGTACCAGATGATGCAGTTACATTACCTGTTAGGTTTCCAGTTACATTACCTGTAACATCTCCTGTTACGTTACCTGTAACATTACCAGTTAGATTACCCGTTACGTTACCTGTAATACCACCTGATGAAGTCAGTGTAGTAAATGCACCAGTAGATGCAGATGATGCACCTATTGTAGAACCGTCTATAGAGCCACCATTGATGTCTGCAGTAGCTAGGGTAGCTTGACCTGATGTAGAGAGCGTTGTGAAGCTACCTGTGGCGGCTGTAGAAGCACCTATAACAGTACCATCTATGTTACCGCCGTTAATGTCTACAGTAGTAAGTGTAGATGTACCAGAAGCACCTAGGGTAGTGAATGAGCCTGTGCTTGGAGTAGTTGCACCTAATGCAGCACCATCTATCGTACCGCCATTAATATCTGCTGTGGCGGCAACTAAAGATGTATTAGCATTCAGTGTCGTAAAAGTACCTGCCGCTGGTGTAGCTGAACCAATAGTAGCATTATCAATAGCACCTGAGTTTAGGTCTGCTGATGTAATAGTTGTAGTACCTACAAGTGTTGATGTACCTGTAACACTCAAGTTATTGTTTAGTGTAGCACTTGTAAATGTAGCAGTTGTAGGTGAAGAAGCACCTATGATAGTTCCATCAATATTACCTGCATTAATATCTACAGTAGCTATTGTAGCTGTACCTTGTAAGTGTAGATCTTTAAACTTAGCTGAACTTGAACCTAAGTCTATATCATTAGTTGTAACTGGAACTATAACACCATCTTGGAAACGTACTTGTTCTACAGCTGCTGAAGATACTTCTACAAAAACACCAACTGTATTATTGTTAGTATTTATAACAACTTTGTTTAATGCATCAACATCACCGATAAGAGGAATGTAACCACCTTCACCTGTTGAACCATCGTGCTTGTGACCACTTGATACAGCAAATGCATCACGGAGTTTGTTATACTCAGCGTTAATAGGGGCTGCACGAACTGTAGCTGTTGGTATTATGTCTGCTGAAGACTGTCTTACATAACCTGCCAAAGTATTATCTCCTGTCGGCTGTCTCATACGTTAAGGCTATTGCCTGTATAGTATGACTTGCGTTTGTATTATTTGTAACATAGTTTACTGAAACAGAATTACCTGATCCTGATATATTGGTGAGAGTTTTAGGGGAGGGGTTACCATCGTATATACCCCCTGCTCCGTATATAGCTGTACCATAGACTGAAGCTGCACCCTCTGTAGTAAATTCGTAGTTAGTTGGGTTAGCTGTATTTATATCATCGTAGTCATAAGACACACCAACAAACACTTCTGTATTACCTTCAGACTTAAGGTATGTATTTACTTTGTGTACTACCTTACGTACCTCTGGATCTTGCATGTAAAAGTAAGGGGTTTGGTATAAACTAAATATACTTTGTCCATCAAAACTGTTACCTATTTCTTGACGATGTACCTTACCAGAATTATCACCATGTATTACATGCTCAAACTGCCCTATGTATCCACTATCAACACAGTTAGCTTCTATACCGACCAATTGACTATACTCGAAGATACTTTGTTTATTCTGACTTTTACGGATACCACCTATCAAAGACAAAGATGATTCATTCTTAAAGAAAAATCTAAACTGTGACTTCTTCCTAAGCACTACAATAGAAATATCTATTATCTGTTCTGATAAATAGTAATTATCGAAGATAGACTGTATTTCTTTAGATACAGTAGCAAGTTCAACATCACCAATTTTATCAGTACCAGAAATAGGACGCATACCATCAGGACCTAAAAATAGTAAGTCACCACCAAATTCTACCACAGAGTCAGGAGCAAGACAACCCATATTTGATGTAACATTTTCTAATACAAAATTAGATATATTATTTCCAGTTAATCTTTTTATATTGTTAGCACCAAAGATATAAAGTTGATTACGAAACTTTTTAATAGCTGTTATAGTGTACCCTACATTAATAACACCAGCACCATTAACAGGACTAAAATCAGAATAGTTAAGAGGAGAGCTAAAGTATAAATTAGAGGATTCAGAAGAATTACCACAAAGAAATAAATGAGAAGAAAACTCTTCTGAATATTTAGGGTTGCTAGGAGCTTGAGCGTGTGTTATTTGAGAATAAGAAGTTCCATTGTAAACAGATGCTGGGTTAACTCCGTCTGTAAGTACTAAAACTTCACCTGACCAATTAAAACTATTAAACCGTATTCTACTGACATTAGATACATTAGGGCTTCCTGCAGTTGGAATAGCTACCCAAGAGTTACCAGACTTGTTCCATTTATGTAAATAGTTAGAACCTGTTGTAGGTTTTCTACATGCAAAAATACCATCGTCTAAGTTACCATTAACTGCTACACCTAGTACAGGACCTGTACCTGGAACAGTACCATAGTCATTTGAATAACCGCTTATACGACGATAACCACCTGATAAAGCTGGTTCATAGTTTATCATACGTATAGCACTACCTGCTAAACTAGAGGCTTGTGTTAAAGGATCAATGTTAGTTACTAAACCTCCAGAACAAACAGCTAGGTATGTACTTAGTTTATCTGCCATTTAACTAAAACTCTTAGCTGTAGCATTAGAACCTTTTAATATTACAGTAGATAAAATAGAATCTTTACTATCTACAACAAGTCTTTTCATAGACTTTATTCCTACTTTAAATTTATCTTTATGTAATTGTGCCGACTGATCATTAGACCTAAAATACATAAGGTACATCATTGCACCATCAATTATAATGTGTTTAAACCTATCAGGTATAATACAAACATCAGAGCTTAACACTAAATCACTTGGAAACTTCCAGTATTTGTACTCAACAACATAGTCTGCATCAGGTACTGGAGTAACACCAAACTTTTCTTCTTGTGTTTTATAAACATTTAAAGGTTTAGTGTAACCGCCTACACCAGAGGTATCATCATTAGCTCTACGATTTGATAAGTATTCATCGTATGATAGTGTTTTTAAAACATTTGGGTTTGTTGTATTTGTACTCTTTAAATAAAAAGATTCCCAATCAGCTTTTGAATAGTCTGATGGAAAAGCGTAAGTCTTCGTACCTACCGACAGCGTCTGTTCATAGGTTACTAACGTGAAGGGCCACTCTTGAGCCTCTTGCAGTATTTCACGTATAGAAGAGTTAATAGAATCTTTAGCTAATGACTGTACGTTTTTAGTTGTAGAAAAGTCTTCTTCATTAATTTCAACCTCGTTAAGACGACGAAGTAATTCATTAACTAGGTTTATATAAGTCGCCATGTTATTTCCTACGAGATTTTAAATGTATATAAAAGGGCTAACACTTAGTCAGCCCCTTTAAAGTATTTTGTTATTATGCTAAGTTGTATTTAGCTGTAATCAATGCCTCTGGGCGTAAAATCTTACGTCCGTAAAGGTGCATACCACGGCAGATGTCAGCGAATGAATCTGGGTCACGATATGTTTCTGTTTTATTGATTTGTTCTGCAGTTGCTACAGCTGAATCATGTCCAGCTACAATAGCACCGTAGTTAGCATTTTGGTTAGCTGTACCTGTTGTACCTGCACCAGTACCTACTGATGGTAAGTTACTTGAAGTATATACACGGAAGCCGTGGAAGTTATTCAAGACTAAACCGTTGCGTAGTCCACCTGATTCACCGAAGTCTGCGTTAAATAGGCGAGAATCTTCATCACGAAGAACTTCCATAAACACAGGATCAATTACAAGCCATCTACCTGCAGTATCCACTTGGTTTTGGTCTAACAAACGACCCATACGTGCTATCAACATTGCTGGTGATACATATGCTGTCGGTAGAGCAGTTGCTCCTGGTAAACGAGCTGCAACTGGGATCGAATGATCACCTGCTGAAGTTGTAGTAATGTTTCCGAAGTCACCTTTTTTCAGCTTGTTAGCTGCAAGTAATTCGTCTGAACCAGCAGCTGTATTAG